ATAACTGATCCTCCTCCCGCCTCATCCATAGGCAACGCCCTTGAGTGAGGAGCCATCGTGTTACGTCTGCATCGTCTGACGTCATGCCCTTCTCTTCCACCGCATCGAGATAGACTTGCTTGACGTACGCGTACATCTCAGCAGGTTCACTGATCTCCTTGAGCGGGTCCTTGACCTTGGGCATAGCCTTCTTACCTGTTCGTTTCATGAGGCCGGGGATGTTGTCAGTAGAGTCTCCGGTCAGCATCTGTGTGTAGAAGAAGCGGTCAGCCTCCTCCTCTGTGACGTAGTACGTCCGTTGTTTCATCCAGTTGTAGTGCCAGCCGGGGCAACCGTCGAGATCTTTATCGATGGTGGCGATGCCGTGTCCCTTGGTACATGCCGCTATGGACAGGGCGTCGTCTGCTTCTTGTCCGACTTGCATCTCTGCTTGGTACGTGTCGATCATCCATTGCTTTATCTCAGGCAGTAGCGTGGGGTTCTCTACCTCAGCACGGTTACCCTTGTAGGGGTAGGCGTCTGATGCCTCCGCTAGGCGGAAGTTAGACTTGCTGTCGGTCAGGTAGATGATGCCTTCCTTGCCCACCTCGTTGATGATGGATTGAAGGGAAGCCTGCGCTCCAACACAGGCCTCCTCCAAAGTTTCCCCATCCTTCTGGGCAACGTAGGCTACGCGGTAGGCCACGATGTCGCCGTCGATGCCCCACACAGGAGGGGTCTGCATCACAGTACCTCGTCCAGAGTGTAGTCCTCATCAGCCTCTGACTCGTACGTGACTAGCTCCGTAATGTCCACGAACTGCACGCGGGGGTTACCGTTACGGTCAGCGAACACGCGGACGATGGCCTCGGAACCATACCCGATGGAGTCACCACCTGGGTCAATGACCTTGGCGATGTCATCACCGTTGCCATCCTTGCCGCCTACGATCACGTCTTCCTTGTCCACCTTAACCTTGATGGGGAAGTTAGAAGTGAAGCTAGCGTACTGCCCTGACTCGGGGTACTTCTCGTCGAACTTAACACGCTTGTGTCCCATGCCTGCGTCCTCACCGAAGCGTTCAGTCAATGCCGCAACCGCCGCATCGCTGAGGTTGGTGAGTCGGAACTTGTACTTCTTCGTGCCCTTGAAGTCATCAGGCTTGGTGAAGTGCATGAACGAGAGCTTACCTTTGATTGTTACGATGTCTGATTTGATACTCATAATGTATTCCTTAGTGTGTATGTGACCAGTTGGGACCTACCTTGTACTCGCCATCCAGAGGACAGCGCATCTTGTAGTAGGTGCCAGCGTCTTGTATTGCCTTACGAAAGGCTTGGCCTATCTGCTCCGCGTACTGCGGCTGGGCTTCTACCTGTACCTCATCGTGGACCTGAGCGACCAGAGTGTATGGGATACCTGCGTCTCGCAGTGCGTCCGTTGCCAACACTAAAGCCTTCTTCATTACCACCGCTCCCGCTGATTGCAGTAGCGTGTTCAGTGCCGCGTGCTCCGACCGGACGTGTAACCTACGCCCGTCGAGACCCGGCAGTGTGCCTTGGTTCTCCATAGTTGTGCTGATCTTATCCAGTAGCTTAGCGTACGCAGGCAGGCCCGACATGAACCTACGCCTGAGCTTGCGTCCGTCCTTAGCGCCACCGTTGATGATGGTTCCGATCTTTGCATCGCCCGCTCCATACAGCAGGGCGTAGATGAAAGTCTTAGCATCGTCGCGGTGTTGCAGACCGGCTAGCTTCTGGTTGTGCGTGTGGATGTCACCGTTGAGGATGAGATCCGTGTACTCTGTGTCGCGCATGTAGTGGGCGAGCATCCTCAGCTCCAAACCTGAGGCGTCACATCCGACTAGCTGGTTGCCTTCTGCCACAGTGAAGCACTCCCTGTATAGGGGATCGCTTGGTATCTGTGCTAGGTTAGGCTTACTGTGTGTCATACGACCAGTGACTGCGCCGCATGTGTTGACCCTGCCGTGTATCCTGCCGTCCTCTGCGACAGCGTTGACCCACGCATTGACCATGCCTAGTCGCTTGGAGATGATGAGATACTCCAGCACTAGCTTGGCCTCGGGGATGTGGATGTTGCGGCCTAGCGTAGTCTCATCGACCTTGGCCCTGCCGCTCGTGGGTGTTAGCTCTTTCCAGACTGCGCCCCTCTCGGACAGACGCTCAGCTACCTGCACCCTGCTTCCGGGGTTGAAGATAGTGACCTTGTCCTTAAGTCGCTTGCCTGTCTTCTCCGACCAACGCTCTTCAACGGTGGGCGGGAACACTTCCTGTAGCTCCTGCTCGATCTCCTTCATGCGAGCGGTGTGCTGTGTGTGGATGCTACATGCCAGAGGGAAGTCTAGCTTGAAGCCGTTGCTCTCCTGCACCTTGGTCTCCTTGGCTACCTGATGCTCGAGGTGTATGCTCTCCTCACTGAAGTCCTTTAGTTCTCTGAGGAGGAACTCAAACACGTCCTTATTAGCCACCGTATCTGCGATACAGTAGTCCACCATCTTCTGCGTAACGGGCCCGTCGAAGTCCGCCACGTCGAAGTCTTGTTTCTGGTTAAGGCCACAGCGTAGAGCGAGTTGCCGAAGAGAGTGACCACGCTCACGACTAGGATTGCTAAGCCTAGAAAGAACAAGAGTATCAATAACGCCAATACATTGAGGCAGTTCAAAGCCCCACGCCTCAGCGAGGACAGGAAGGTCAAAGCCAATGATGTTATGCCCGACAACATGCGTCACACCATTCAGCATATTCGTCAGCGACTCGGGCGAAATGGCCCACTCGCTCATGAGTACCCTGCCGTTGTCTACTAGCGTTACTCCTACGCCATGTATAGTGGAGTGATCCAGTGTTGTCTCTATGTCTATGATTGCGTACGTTTCTGGGTTGTAGTCGCCCATACTCTATCTCCTGTAGTTGTTGTACATAACGTCCCATCTTACTCATCGTCTTCCTCCTTGGGTACGGTGTCCTCCCAGTGGTATGTCATGCCTATGTATAGACCCAGTGGTATCCAGATGGGTGCGGTGATAATCATAAACGCCCATGACAAGACGTTGTAGAACTTATCCTCTAGTGTCATAAGGGTTCATCCTTGTAGTCCTCGGGTTCATACTCAAGCAACCGGCCTGTGTCTGTGTTGTACAGCACTGAGCCTGCTGGTCCTGTGATACCGCTGAACCTGTTCTTGAGTACACGTATGTGTGTAGTGTTGCGCTCGGTCTCATCATCAGCCTGCCCATTACGCTCGAGGCCTATGACAAAGTCCGATAGCTGTGCGATCGAAGCACTGCCGCGTAGCTGAGACACGCTAGTTACAGCTCCCTCTTCGTGACCCTTACCTTCTGGCCGCTTGAGGTGAGACACAGCAAACAGCACGATGCCTGTGTCCTGCGTGAGGGTGCGTAGCTTGGTCATGATCTCATCTAATGCCTTGCGCTCGTCGCCATGCTGGCCGCCCGATACGAGGATGGAGATGTGATCTAGTACTATGACCTTACAGTCCAGTGCCTTAGCCATGAAGCGTACACGTGCCACGACTTGGTCAACGGTAGCACCAGTGTCGAACGATGCGTCCATTACCATGACTTGCCCGTCGCCGAACACACGATCGAACGACGCCTTGTACTCATCGTCTCCTCGCTTCACTGCTGAGTGTGGCAGATGCACGGGCGTACTAAGGTCAACACCCATGAATCCCTCGGCTGTGCGCTCGACTGACTCCTCCATGAACAGGCATCCGATCTTGTTGGAGGTAGACTGCTTGATGTGCATGACGATCTCACGTAGGACAGACGACTTGCCTAGGCCAGAGCCTGCGGTCACGGTGATGAGTTCAGTAGGACGGAAGCCGTGCGTCAGTGAGTTGAGCTTGCCCCACGGATAAGTACCTAGTGCGTCAGGTCTATCAGCAGACAGCCTCTCCCATAGATCCTCAGGCGACAGCACACCCTCGGGTACGTACTGGCTGGCTTTCCAATATATCTGCTGGAACTCCTTGGTTAGCCCTGCCTTGAGGTAATCACATGCGTCCTTACCTAAGGTTGGGTCTAGCTTCATGATGCGTAGCTTGCCAGCGAATACCTCGGCCGCCTTCTCTACTGCGTCAGCACCTGCTTGGTCAGCGTCGAAGCAGAGGATGATCTCCTTGAAGCTATCGAGGAACTGATACGATGCCTTGAAGTCCCGACCAGCACCAGCCGCGCCGCCCTTGAGCGACACGACAGGCACCTTACCATCGAACATCTGGCTCGCGGCGATGGCGTCTAGCTCACCCTCCGTAACGATGATCTTCTGGTTGTCACCTGTGCCATACTTCTGCTGACCGAACAGGCCAGCCTCCCGCACGCTACCGACCACACGGAATGACTTGTCGGGGCCGCGTACCTTAAAGGCTACCGGCTCCACCTTACCTTCCTCGAAGTAGGGGTAGGCTTGGGTGTCGCCGTCGATGACGACCCCATACTTCTTAACGTATGCACCCGTGAGCGCACGGTCTGGGATAGCGCCGCCCCGTCGAGCAGACCACAACGAGACGAGACGAATGTGTGACGCCTCTCCCGATGTGCGCTCAGTCGTAAGGGTGGGCGACGCTGATCCCTGCTTGTGTGTCTCGCATGAGAAGCAGTACGAATGACCATCATCATACGTAGCATTCGCATCGCTCGACCCGCACTCATCGCATGGGCCTTTGCTTACGAGGTTTGATTCAGTATCCATCTTAGTACTCCTAAGTTAGCTTAAGTAATAGCGGGAAGGGGCTAGCCTCCTCGCCAAACTTAAGTATGTCTTACATAATGTTCCGATAGTCAGACCTTGTGAGGTGCAACTTCTCATAAGAGGCCCATGTCTAGTGACTTAAGGTACAGTCGACACGCCTCCTGCGCCTGTGACTCTGACTT